AAAGGTTATACAGGGTCAGCGTTGTATGCATCGATCGGGATAACCTCATCTGGTGACGGTGTTAACTCGGCTTCTTCCGGTCGTTTTGCAGGGCTAAGGTCATTTAGGTACGCTACGGGATATAACCATACTGCTGCAGTCGACCAGACAGAAATTTATGGTGATAATGTACTTATTGCAGATGACTTTAACATCAATCGAGGATTTAAGTTTAGACCAGACAAGATGACAAAAATGATTGATATGAACGACTTGTATGCGGCTGTAGTAGCCTTAGGACGTTGTTGGAAGCACTTAGCTAACGTNGGCTGGAATACCGTTCATGGCAATTTTGTAAGTGCTGTGAATGGGGAATTGAATAACTACATCACAAAAATTTAACAGGAGATAATATGCAATTAACTATTAAAAACAAAGATTTAAACACACTATATTGTGTACTAGACAAAATCAAAGTCACGAACATGCGAGCAAACCGCGGACGTGCTAAGCTACTCGCAAAAGTAGTAGATAAATTCAAAGAGTACGCCAAGGATGAGGGTGACCTTATTGATCTGTATGCTCAAAAAGACAAAGATGGCAAGTTTGTCATTGATGAGCACAAAAACATCAAGCTAGCAGACCCCACTAAACTCGACGAGTTCAGCGGCCTACTCAACGAGCTAGCTGATGAAGAAATTGTGATTAAAGGGGGTGAGTACTCTAAGCGATTTATTGACTTTTTAAACTTTTTAGAAGAGTGTGAAGATGAATTTACATCATCTGAAATCATTCTTATCGACAGCATTTTGGAACAATTTGAAGAAAGTAAAAAAGGAGAATAACCATGAGAAATTGGAAAGTGACAGGAAAATATCCACAATTTGACAGCACAGGAGCAGTCGCAAGCACACATATTATTATCACAGCAGAAGATGGCTCAGTCATCTCTCAACCAATCAAGCAGGACTTAAACTCAACTAATGACACAGAGATTATCAAAGCCGCTTTGGAAGAATTTAAAAAATCTGAATACGTTGAAATTGCAATGGGCGAAGCCGTGCAAAAAGTAGACGACCTTGAAAAAATCTCACAGGAAACCGCTAAGACTGCTAAAACAGCCCAAACAGCTGCTGGACTAGCTAAGGTGTCCGCAGAGCGCACGCAAAAGATGATTAACTTACAAACGATCCACATGTTAACGAGCGGCGGCAAGATTGATCCTGATATCTATAAAGGTCTTTTAGAGCTTATTGAGCCTGCTAAACAAGGTGAGTATCAAGCCTATGATGTCTTTACTGTTGTAGATGAGTCGCACGAAGATCAAGCGGGAGAAGGTAATCTTGTCTTTGTACATGTCAACGAGCCGTTTACTTATGAGGCGCAAACTCTTAAAGATTTGGAATCAGAGGACAAAGTCACAGTCATTAAATATGCGGATTTGGTTAAACAAGATTAGAGGTGGTTAGATGATAGATTTTGTACAAATTGGTGCTTTTTGTGGCGCTGCTTTGTCTATCTTGGGTGTTTGGGGATTTATCGTCAATCCCTTTAAAAAAGCCATGGAAGCTAATGAGTTTGCCATGGCTCAACTCAAGGACTCAATTAAGGAGTTAGCTTATGAGCTTAAAAATCTTGATCGTGACCGTGAGATTACCAAAAAAATTATCGACCGCCACGAAGAGCGTTTAGGTCGTGTCGAAGATGAAGTCATTATTAATAAGGAGCGTATTGTCACGCTGTTTAAAAAAGGAGAAGAAAAATGAACAAATGGTTTAAAAAAGTAGCAATCAAAACAATTAAGACAATGGCACAAACTGCGGTTGGTCTTATCGGGTCAAGCATGTTGATTACGGATATTAACTGGCCTACTATGCTATCAGCAGTGTTGTTGTCAGGACTTACTTGTGTCCTCATGAATGTGTCACAAATCAAGGAAGAGGAATAAGCCATGCGAGCAGTCACACGATTAGCATTAGTTATAGCAATCGCAATACTGTATGTTCCGCTGTCTGTGATTGCTCTTATCTTTTATCCGTTTTTAGATAAGGAGGACAGATGACCTTTTTAGATGATATTAAGCAGGGCTGTTTAGATGGCTGGACTAAGTATAAAATCTTGCCATCCTTGACAGCTGCTCAGGCTATTTTAGAGAGCGGTTGGGGCAAACATGCACCACATAACGCTTTATTTGGTATTAAGGCTGATGCGAGCTGGACAGGTAAGTCTTTTGACACTAAAACTCAGGAGGAGTACCAGCCTGGTATCGTCACGGATATTGTGGACCGATTTAGGGCCTATGATAGTTGGACTGACAGTATTCTTGATCACGGCAAATTTTTAAACGACAATTCACGCTATAAGGCAGTCGTTGGTGAGACTGATTACAAAAAGGCCTGTCATGCTATCAAGGAGGCAGGTTATGCCACAGCGAGTGGCTATGCGGAGCTACTTATCCAAATTATCAAGGAGAATGGCTTGCAGTTTTGGGATGCCGAAGTCTTAAAAAGTAATAAGGAGGAGAAAATGATTAGTTCTCAATGTCGAGAAGTTATCGAATTTTTTATTAATTTGGCAAATGCTGGTATGGGTGTTGACAAAGATGGTTTTGCGGGCTGGCAATGTACAGATGTGCCTTGTTATGCAGCAAAGCACTGGTTCGATGTCGACCTTTGGGGAAATGCGATTGACTTACTAGATAGCGCTGCTGCCGCAGGTTGGGAAGTCCATCGCATGCCAACAGATGCAAATCCACGGACTGGAGCATTCTTTGTCCAATCAGTGGATTTGCATCAATTTGGACATACGGGAATTGTTATCGAGGATAGTGACGGTTACACCATGCGCACTGTCGAGCAAAACATTGATGGCAATCCTGATGCTTTGTATGTCGGTGCACCAGCTCGTTTTAACACTCGTGACTTTACTGGCGTGATAGGTTGGTTTTACCCACCATATCAAGGGGATACAGTCACGCAACCAGTCAGCACCGAGCCGCAAACTTCTGAAACGATCGTGGAGACAGCAAAAACAGGCACCTTTACCCTTGATGTTGCAGAGATCAATATCAGACGCTGGCCAAGCCTAGCCAGTGAAGTAGTAGGTAGCTATAAGCAAGGTGATACTGTCAGCTTTGACAGTGAGGGTTATGCCAACGGTTACTACTGGATTAGCTATGTTGGCGGCTCAGGTATGCGTAACTACCTAGGTATTGGACAGACTGATAAAGATGGGAATCGCATCAGCCTTTGGGGTAAATTAAATTAGGAGGTAAAGCTCCGAGATAAGACAAATGCCCTCGCTTTTTGCGGGGGCTGTTTTTGTTATCAAAATCAATATGTAGTGTTAGCTAAAAAGTTATCTAACAAAATATAGTACTTGACAAATATGTTATAATTAAGAAAAAGGAGGTGTAATTGAGATGCATGCATTATTTGTTGCAAATTATATAATTGAGTATTCAAATAAAAAAGGCTACAAAATTAATAACCTTAAGTTGCAAAAATTATTATACTTCGTTAATGTAAGAAACATTCTTGAAAATGGAGCTCCGCTTTTTGAAGAGAGTATGGAAAAGTGGAAGTATGGACCGGTTGTTCCTGATGTCTATCATGAATATAAACGTTTTGGAGCTTTTTCCATTTCTACAGACGAGATGATTATGGAATATGTTGAATTCAGCGTCAGCCCATTCGGGGAGTTATCTGACTTAGAGATAACTGAATATGACTCACAAAAAGTAGAGAATACTCAATTGATTGAGAATACAGTTGATGCTCTGCATGGGTTCGGTCCGTTCGAACTTGTTGATATTACTCACGACCATACACCTTGGAAAAAGTATGAGGATAGAATAATGGACGGTGTCCAAGGAATTAAATATACAATCGAAGAAATAAAAGACTTTTTTGGACATAATCCAGGGGCTAAAATATGGGTACAATAGCTCCAGCGTTTATGGAATTATTACTAGATGCTAATTTTTGCAAAGCACCAGTAAATAATCAAGACACTTTATTAAAGGTTTATCATAGGGAAATGGCTAAAGATAATGTCACAATTCCTTATGAAATAATTGCTGAATATGTGTATAGTCACGAAGATAGCGTTGAAGAAAATGAGAAATTAAACTCAAATATCGACTTTATTATTTCGGAATTTTCAGGGACTGATACACAAAAAGATATTTTGATAAAAAACCTCGATAAAATAAAAAGCAATTATTCATTAGCTCAAACTCAGAAAAAATTTATACTTAAAAACTCTCAAGAAGCTAAAGATGTTCTGGAGAAGATTATCCCTGAGCTAAACACATTAGCAAAAGAAACTTCTAACCTTGCAGCTACAAATGACGAATTAAAAAAACAATCCGCAGAGACTGACGGTGTTTTGCAAAAAGTTAAGCAAGGAGTGGATGATGTTCGGAATACAAAATCTTCAATCTACACAGACTTTATTGCTATCTTAGGAGTGTTTTCAGCTTTTGTTTTTGTTATGTTTGGTGGTATAGATGTAGCAAGGGCGATATTTGACATTGGTAATGATCTTCAGACTCTTGATTTATCAAGGATGATTACTGTCTCAAGTCTAATGCTAATCGGTGTATTGACATTGATGTATTCTTTGTTGCTGTGGGTAGCTAGAATTACAGGTAAAAATTTTGGTAACTGCTATTCGTCAAAATGTGATAATGGGTGTCGGCATAAATGGCGTCATTTTCTCATGAGACATTCATTTTATTTTTCTTTAATGTTCTTACTTGTTTTAACAACTGTAGTTAGTCACTGTCTCTTTAAATAAAAAGCCAACCGCTCTCTTGATTGAGGGCGGTTTTTTGTGTTATAAGTAATTATTTTTTTAATTTTTTTCTTTCATTTTCAATTTCTATTTCTCGTTTTATTAACCTATGAAGGAGGAATGGAAGTAGTGCTAAAATAGAACAACCTGTAAGAAATATTGCACTTACTTTGTCAGAACGATTAGTTGATAAAATGGTCGATAAATTATTTGATAGACTATTTGTCAAAATAGAAGCAAAATATAATGAATTGAAAGCCAGTAAAATAGTATTCT